CACAAGCAATGTTAGGAAATGCTGATGGTTTGTTTTTTGAGAACTATGAAATGGCTCACTTTAGATTATTAAGTGATGTTAACTTTTTACCATATGGCAGAAGTTACTTAGAACCAGGAAGAAAGTTATTTAAACAATATACTCTTATAGAGGATGCAATGTTAATTCATCGTATCACTCGTGCTCCAGAACGTAGAACATTTTATGTGAATGTAGGAGCAATACCTCCAAACGAAGTAGAAAACTACATGCAAAGAATGATTAATAAGATGAAAAAAACTCCTCTTATAGATCATAACGGTCAATATAACCTTAAATATAATCAACAAAATCTATTAGAAGACTTTTTTATACCTGTAAGAGGCAATGATCAGTCTACTAGAATTGATACTGCTAAAGGATTAGAATACAATGCTATAGAAGACGTACAATATTTTAGAGAAAAACTTTTCGCTGCTCTAAAAATTCCTAAAGCATTTATGGGATATGAAAAAGATTTGACTGGAAAGGCAACTCTTGCAGCAGAAGACATTAGATTTGCTAGAACAATAGAAAGACTGCAAAGAATTATAATATCAGAATTGACTAAAGTAGCTCTCGTTCACCTATACGCAAATGGATATACTAATGAATCAGCCGCTAATTTTTCGTTATCATTAACAAATCCATCTATTATATATGAACAAGAAAGAGTTGCTCTATTTAAAGAGAAAGTAGCGCTAGCTAAAGATGCAATGGAAGGAAATCTATTACCAAAAGATTTTATTTACGATAAAATATTCCAGTTCTCAGAAGATCAATATGCAGAAATGGAAGACATGATAGTAGAAGACAAGAAAAAAGCATTTAGATTAAAGCAAATTGAAGAAGAAGGCAATGATCCATCAGAAACAAGCCAAGTATTTGGAACTCCTCACCAATTAGCCAGTCTATATGGAGGTAAAGGCGATTCTCCGGTAGATATTCCAGTTGGTTATGATGAAACAAACGTACAAGATGGCCCAGGTCGACCAAAAAAATATCAATCTAAAATAGGTACAGATGCATCAGTTTTCGGAAGAGATGCAATAGGAAAGAAAGGAATGAAAGATGGTCAAGGCAAATCAGAAGATTCTATAAAAGTTACGTATAAAGGCGGACCATTAACATACGAATCTACACAAATAGAACTGGCAAAACATAAATCTACATTAGAAAAAATGGGAAGAAGTACGAAATTATATGATTCGCCTTCTTTATTGAGCGAAGACAATATTAAACAAGATTTAAAGTAAACGCCATATATTTATTAACAGTATAAAAAGCCATGGTAAAACATTCAAAATATAGAAATACCGGCATTCTATTTGAATTGCTAGTAAGACAGACAACATCAGATCTTATCAACAATAAAGATTCTAAGTCTATAAAAATAATAAAAAAATATTTTTCAGACACAGAATTAACAAAAGAGTATGCTCTATATAGCGCTTTAGTTAAAAGCGAAAAGTTAAGCGAGACGCGTGCTGATATGTTGATAGCAACTTTATTAGAGCAATATAAAAAATTAGATGAAAAAAAATTATCTAAATTAAAATATAATCTAATTAAAGAGATAAAATCTTTTTATGATATAGATGATTTTTTCAAGGCAAAAGTAGATAACTATAGACAATATGCATGTTTATATACGCTTTTTGAATCTCAAAACAGCAAAGCTACCAATACTAAACAAATAATTTTAAATAAAATAAAGCTATTAGAACACTTATCGCTAAATGTGTCACATAAAAAAGCTCCACAATCAATAATGGAAGATTTTATGAAAGAAGATAGTGATGTAAGACTGCTTGCATATAAAATTTTAGTAGAAAAATTCAACGAAAAGTATAACGCATTAAGCGATATTCAAAAATCTATATTAAAAAATTATATTAATAGCATAGCTGATACTAGTTCTTTAGTGACTTATTTAAATGAAAGAATATCTGACATAAAATCTCAGTTAAAAAATATCGAAAAGTCTACAGATGACAAGGTTTTGCAGATAAAGTTACAAGAAATAAACAAACTAGTGAAACCTATAGAAGAAAGCAAATCTATAAAAGATGAAACTGTTATAGGAATATTACAATGTTATGACTTAATAGAAGAAATTAAAAAAGCAAATGGCCAAAGATCAATTTAATCAACAAATTGCAACATTTAAATTAAGACAACCAATCAATGAGGGTCGAGTAATGTTTACAATCGACGATGAGGATGTAGATCATTTATTTTTGAATGATTTTGAAGCTGATGTAGATTATATACATGATGGTCCTGATGTTTATTATGTAACTGACCAAAACCAACTTGAAAGATTCGTAGACTATATTGAGAGTAGAGGATTAAATGGAGATGCAATACAAGTTCAAGAATACTTTAAAGAAGATATGGGTGGAAACGTAACAGGCGCTGGTGAAGCTTATTTACCCGCTATGGACATGCCATCTAAAAAACAAAATCCATTTAAAGAAAACAAACAAGAGTACTTTATTCAAGTCGATGTAAGAGATGCTAAAAGAGCTCTTGCTATTATAGATGATTCGTATTCTTTAAGTAACGATATAAAGAAAAGAGGTTCAGATGTATATACCACGTATAGTGTAATGGCAGCCGAGGAGTTAATTGATACTTTAAAGCAGAATGGAATAAAGAGCAAAAATAATGTTGAAGGATACATCGATGAAGATGTTTTATCTGGATATACGCAAGATAAAAACTTTCGTCCTGGACATACTAAAGACAGAGGCGGATTTGAATATAAAGATCTTTGGGGATTAAATGAAATGGATATAAACGATCCTGTGCTAATGGCAACAAGAGCTAGAAGAGATAGTGAATCACGACCACAATTACAACCAACGATATCTAAAAATGCAAGCAAAATTAAAGCACTCCAAATGAAGAGAGCTCAAATAATGCGTGATATGGAACAAGAAGCAGAATTAGAAGGGGGTCCTATTGCTGATATGTATGGAGATCAATTAGAAAAAATAGATATGGCAATTGCTATGCTATCTAATTCGAATGTAAATGAAGCTAAGGCAATAGGAAAAACAAAATCAGGTAAAGACATTTATATGGATTTTAATAATCCAGCCCATAAAGATTTTACAGCAGCTGATCATGATGATGCTTCATCTGTGCTGCTAACTGTTAAATCCAAGCCAGGAAAGCAATCTAAAAATACTGTAACTCCTGCGAGAAAGACTGCAGCTAAACAACATTTTGATGCGTCTAAAGCCAAACAAAAAGGATTAAGCGAAGCTTATGATAAATCAAAAATAAAAACTAATGCTGATGAATTAGCTAGAGTAGAGGCTTATAATAAAGAAGCTTCATCATCTCAGAAAGCAAGCGCAGAAGCTAGAATAAAAAAATTAAAAATATTAGTTGGTATAGAGAAAAGAACGAAAAAACCATTGCCAGTATTACATTATGGAACTGATTGGTCAGATTATCTTAAAAAGCAAAAAGTAAAAGACGCTAAAGAATTAGAAGCTAAATTATCAAAATCAGAGACTAACGAAAATAAGTTATCTATTTTAAGAGAAATGAATCAAATAGTTGATGAAGTATTTAGTCCACAAGATTATAGAAAAGTATTACAAATTATTGATAAGATAAAATATACTAACACAAGATTGTATAATGCTATAATGGATTTAGTAGATGACGTATATCCACATAAATACGGAGAAGTTGAAGCGTTAGTTGGATTAAATGAAATAGATAATAATTACAAAATAGGTGATATAATTTCTTTTAAAGATGGTGAAGATTGGAAAGTAGTGAAAGTAAAAGACAATATAAATAAACTCGTAATTAAGCCGCATAATGAAAAAGCTAAAGAAAATAATATTAGTTTAGAAATTGACGTAGATATAAGCTATGTTAAGAAGAATATAAATGAAAACTATTCTCGTTTTAAAAATGAAACGAAATCCCGCAAAAATCCAGAACAATTCCATCAAGCAGTAAAATCTGTTAAGCGTAAAGTAGAAGAGATTCACAAACTTTACGAATACATGGAGAGATTGAAATTAGAATTAAGCGAAAGTTCTGACGGATTAAAATATAAAAAATATACTGAAAACGCGATATTTAAAATAAAAGAAGCAGTAAAAGCTTTGCATATAAAGACAAAGAAATTAAAATAAATGGCAAAAGCAATAGTAAGAGGTGGATCCAGCGCTAAATTAAATTTCGGCAAAAGAAAAAAAGGTTTAGCAAAAAAAAGTTACAATAAACACACTCCAAGACCAAAAAAATACATAGGACAAGGTAGATAAACATATTTATTATTATGAAAAATATCAGCAAACAATATCAAGATTTAGTAGAAGGAAAAATGAGTAGAGACAATTTCGTTAGAAACTGTCGTCAACAATTTCCTCAATTTGTATCACCTGTAACATCAGTAGATGATGCAATTAAAATTCTTAAAAGTAAAAGAATAATTGCTGAAGCTATCCCAGATCATACAAGTTATAAAGATCCGTATGTAAAAGGATTTGTAGATAATGAAAAAGGGTGTCCACTTGAAGATTGTCCGTATAATGATCCTAATGATGCTGCATCATGGAAAGATGGTTGGATGGATTATGAAACCGAGAAACAAATGGATCATGATGAGGAAACGTATAATAGAGAAACTGGAGGATATGGAGATCTATATAGAGAAGATATAAATGATGATAGTAGAAATATTGATTCAAGAGTATTTAAATTACAAAATCAATTCACGCCTGCGCAACTTACATATTCACTATTAAAGCAAGGAATGGAGAAATGGGGAAATGTAAATAATATTGCTACATTTGT